AAGAGCGACCTTGATATGCCGTCAAGCTACCTGACTCTGTAGGCCATGCAGGAGGCTTGTTGCCATAAGTGTTTTCGTCCAAGTACACGCGCGTGGGGTACGAGCGGTCATCCACTTCCTGCGGAACATACTCTGGAATAAGTCTATTAGTTGTTTTAGAAATACGATTAAGTGTAAACACTTCAATCTTGTACATTCCAATGCCCAATTGAGCGCAAAGGTCTTTATACTGTTGCTGACGAGAGTTAATCATCTCCATCAACTGGCGGTATCGCTCAGAGCGAGGAATGCTTACGCCATCAGGGGCAGAGATATCAATGTCAAATGAGGCATCTGTAGCCAGCGTGTATAGCGCCAAGGTTGTGGCGTACACCGCAATAGGATACTCATCAATGATAGGAAGATTGTCTACCGTGACTGTGCGTCCCAGTGTGTCGGCATGTCCTGCCGTGTGTTGCGCAACAGCCGTCTCAATAAGAGAGGTCATTTCTGCTGCAGTGAAGTAGCGGTAATATGTGCCGCTAACCGTGAACTCATCCATGTCTGCTGGAAGGTCCTTGACCACCAAGATACCTGTAGACTCTTCCACAGATGCCGTGGACGTGATATCGACGCCATTTTTAAACACCATAACGGTTGTGGCATCTAGGGGAGAGTAGTGCAACTGAAAACGGTTGGTGGTACCATCAGCCACAAATTGCATGACGAAAGACTTGCCGAGGTCACCCAGCTCGACTCGGACTCTGCCAATAAGGCTAGATATGGTTGCCACAAATCCTCCGGAGTAATTGCCTGCTATTTATGGTCTCGTGTTTACGCCCAAAATACCGCCCAAACACAAATCCGCCTTGCTGGAAGGTGGGCAAACCAGCAAGGCGGATGTATGTGGGAAACTACAAAGCAGAAGTTTGTAGTTCAACTATCAATTCTGAGTTGATAGTTTGAGGGGACTAGCTACCTGCTTGCCAGATGTACCCGAGGCGCTCAAGGTAGTCTGCCAAGTGGCGGGGGACCGAGTACTTGACTCCGGCCTTAAATGTGTAATCATTACCCACACCGTAGGTCATATTATCAATATCGGCAACCGTGCGGATGATGACCTTGTCATTGTTGACCGAAACTCCGACTTCTTCAATCTCATCAATAAGGATAGGGGCATCGGGCTGCTTGGGGTCAAACACATCGTTCTTGAGGCTGTCTGCCTCTACCTGACGAACGAGGGAAATCTCATCTGCTCGCTCAGACAACACTTTCGCATTACGCTTGGCGGCAACTTCAGCTGCACGACCTGTTGCATCCAAGGGACTTGTTGGGATATTTGCCATAATAATTCTCCTGTAAATTAGTGTCACATGTACGGTAATAAGTTTTGCTTGTTATTCGGTGGTTGTCTCGCTAAAAGACTCAAGATAGTCTGCACCAGCCCGAAGCAGCTCCGGCTCATCCATAAACTGCCCCAATCCGGTATTGCAATTGGTACAAAGGAGTGCTCGTACAGCTCCAGTAGCATGGTCATGGTCTACCACTGGTGGGTAGTCGTCAAAGCTGCGGTGGCAGATAAGGCAGGAGCTATCCTGCGCTTCTAGCATTTGGTCGAACTGCTCTACAGTGATGTCGTAAAGGCTTCGTAGTCTCCACGCTTTATTTGCGGCAGCACGGCACTCAGAGCATACCCGTGTACCGTCAGATTTAACGCTGTCATACTCATGGCCTTTGGCACAATGAGTTTTATTTTTATTCCAGACTTTTACAGCATTGGGTTCTTCTTTACCCAATCGTCGTGCTTGCGAGTTAGCCCGACAAATTTTGCACTTAAGACCCCCTGTTAAAGGGTAGTACACAAGGTCATCTGTGAGCACATGTCCGTTTCGGCAAGTTCCACCGATTTCATTAATACGATAACCTGTTCCATCGTTAGCTCTAGCTTCTCCGTGACGTGACCTAGGTTTGCTGGGGTCAGGAGCTGGGCCACGAGGTTTCAGCCCTCGTTCACGCCGCTGTGCTTGTCGGTAATGGTTCTGACATAGACCTTTGCTATGTATTGGCTTGTCGCAGTTTTCTTGTGAGCACATAAAAATCTCCCGGTAGTAGTTACCTAATGGTACCACTACCGGGAGATTAATGTCAAGTAGCTATGCTACTTTGCAGGGAATCCCTGATTACGCAGTATATGCTTTAACGATTGCCTGGTCAGTGATGATACCGAGGCCCCAGATGGAATACCAGGCCAGAGCGTGCTCACGACCGAAGTCGAGAACGCCACCATCGCGCAGTTCAACGGGGAGGCTGATGGCGTGTCCGAAGGCGTTGTCACCAATCATGACCGACTCGTAGACATCGACAGCAGGCGTACCCGATGTAGCCGAAGGAGTCGAAGTAGCCTCAGGGTTACCACCAAGGCCGGGGCCGGTGTTAGCCTTGACGGGGACGTCACCCTGGCTGGCGGGGAAGCCAACGTTTGCAGCCTGCGAGTAAGCCGTGGAAGCCTTGAGCAAGTTGACCTGAGTCGTCTCGATGAAGACCACGTCGTACAGACGACCGATTTCACCGAGCATGAAGTTACCGGGAGCGGCGTACTTCGTTACTTCAATGAACTCAGGGTTTGAACGCAAGTCACGCGACTGCTTGGGGTGGATGAACATGACGTAGGTCTCACCAATGCGGGGGATGTTCTTGCCTGCGAGGGTAAGAGCAGCATCCTTGATGGTACCAGTCGTGAGCTTGTGGTTAGCCGTGATAGGCGTTGTACCACCGGAGATGGAGTCAGCAGGAATACCCTCAGCGTATGTGTTGAAGGTCGTCGAAGCCGAGAAGCCCGAGCGGTCGTAACCGTAGACAGCCGAAGTAGCAGCACCAAGAGTGTTGCGAGCCTGTACGTCAAGGTACTGAGCCATGTGACGACCAAGAAGACGCGAAGCCGAAGCCATGATGTCATCGAAGGACGAGTTGAGGAGCAGTTCGGAGACGGCAACAGCGTATCCGTGCTCAGCAACCGTGATAGCAATCTGCTCAGCCGTAAGGGCACTAGTGGTCATACGCACACCTTCAGTCAAGGGTGTGGGGTCTACTGCGAAGTTCTTGTAACGCAGGAAGTTAACACGCAGACCAGGAGCGACGCCGAGTTCCGTCTTCTTTACAGCGAACTGCTCGAAGCGGAGGATAGGCATGGCCTGGAACAGGATTTCCTTGGACCAGATGGTCTGGATTGCCTGCGAAAGCTGCGAGTTGGAACCTGAGTAAGCTGTGGGAGCCGAGGCGAGAGAGCCAGAGCCGGTAATAGCTGAAGCCATTAGTTGGGTACCTTTCAGAGGTGGGTAGAGGTTGTGGGTTTAGTACTTAGCCGAACAAACCCTGACCACGGTTATTTCCTGCCGTACCAAGAAGCTTGGCTCGGTTTTTCGAGTAGTCTGCCATTGACATGTTAGTAATGTCGGAGGAGCTAAGGGGATTGGAGGCCGGGTCATTATCGAGGGGTCCAGAGGCGGGAGCGGTAACTCGTGCTCCTACCATGTCTTTACGAGTCTGCTGGGAAGCTTGCGCTACAGACTCGAAAATTTGAGCAGACTTACTTTTAAGTGCTGCGATGCTTTGCTCAATATCATCTTTAGAATCACCCTTAATCAAGTCAACAAGCTCAGGGATGATATTTTCACGTTCAAGTTCTACTCGTTCATGGCGATAAGCCTGAAGTTCCTGGAACTGACGTTCTCGGTCAAGAAGGGCGAGAGCCTTTTCACGTTCTGCTCGCTCAGCTTGAATCTCAGCTTGAAGTTCAGCTTCCTTTTTGTGAAGAAGTTCCTTAAAACCAAGCTCCTGCTCGGCATCTAATTCTTTCCTCTTGGCAGCTTCTGCATCCCGCGCTACACGCTGTGCACGACGGTCAGCCTCTTTTGCAGCTTCTGCATCTCGCTCAGCCTTAAGCTGGGCAAGTTCTTCTTTCATTTTTTCCATTGCGGGGTAAAGCTTCTCTTTTTCCTGTGTACGAGCACGAGAAATATCCTCAGCTGTATACTGTCCTTGAGATGTTACCTCGGATGTAAAAATGTCCGATGCTGCGGGTGTTGCTACGGTTGCAGTTTCTGCTACCTCAGTGTTATTATTCGACATGGAGTCTCTTCTCATTCTCAGGGTCGTTTTCCGAATGCCCACAAGGGCGTGCCACATGACCTAACAGTATTAAGACAAGTCAATCTAAGTAAGACCGTCATGTCTCTCTAAAATAATCATTTCATTGATTTTTTTAGTTGTCCTTGTCAACTCCCTGTCGGGAGGCAAGTTTTGTCCCATAAGCGTCTGTTACGAGCTTATTTCGAATTTCAGCTTCCCCTTGCAGCTCTTCTCCGGTGGAGTTGAGTGCGGGATTAGCAACAGATTGTGGAGTAGCAGGACCGGAAATTCCGTCTCCGAGGGTATCCCCATCACCAAGCATTGTGGGTTCCATGGGAATAGCAGTCCCATCGGGTCCACTCATCATCCCAGTCATGTCCATAATCGACTTCTGGATTTGAATCTTGACTAAGTTAAGAGCGCCGTCAGACTCAGCATCATCAATAAGCTCCGCACGAATTTCCTGCAGTTTCTCATTGGGGAACTCTTCGCCAAGAGCACGAAGTGCTCCCTCTTTAGACTCAAGACCCATAGTCATTTTCTGCTGAAGCTCATTAAGAAGGATTAGCTTGTCGAGAGGAAGAGGCTGCGGGAATTGCGCATATGAGCGGTAAGTAATGGGGTCTCTAGGGTCGAGAACGTCTAGCTGCTCCCCCTCTTTAATAGGGCCATATTTCTCAGGGTCATATATAAATGTTTCTGGCTCTTTAACCGCAAGGTTGAGAAGCACTAGCTCATTTACTCGCTCAAGACCAAGCCCGTACTGAGCGGTTTTTTGTGCCCAACGGTTCATCAATGGCTGATACTGAATAGCAAGAGCTACACCTGAAGTGTTTGAAATAGGCTGTACTTGACCAAGCGCTGTTTCTGGAAGGTTCATAAGCTCATGCATAGATGTCTTTAGCATCTTCATGTACTCCATGGCACCCGCGAGACCAGCTCCTCCGCCCTCAAGGTTAAACACCTGAGCGTCTTTAGGGAGACCTCCCCAGACCTTTTTTGCGCCCTTTTCAAGGTTAGAAGCTTTTGCTCCGACAATAACCGTAACAGGAGCAGCATGGTAATTGATAATGTCGGCTACATCGGTAGCAATTTCATTATAAGACCGGTTCAAAGAAATAATGTCATGCGCGTCTGCTAACCCCCATGGCGAACCTGATACAGGAATGTTGGGAATATGTACGACAGGAATTTGGCCCAAAGGATTGGGGCGAGAATCAATCATCTCATCATTAATGTACTCTTCAATGATGTCATCAGTAAGAATCTCAGTATAAGTAAAAACCTGACGAGTACCTTCAAGGCTGGTACCCCAGAAACGGTACTTCTGCTTGAACCGTAGCAGTCGTGTGCGGTCATGCGGGTGAAACTCAGGGAAACAAAAAGCTGAGTTTAGAGGAAGAATACGGACACGACCGGGGTGGAAGTTTCCTATGGAGTCTTCCCAAGCTTCTTCATAAGCTATCTTAATAAAAGCATCTCCAGTAATAGCTCCTACTTGAGCCATTTCATAAAGAACTCGCTGTTTATCGTTATCTAATTCCCACACTCGCTCAAGAAGTGCCGGAACGATAGCCTCTGTGGCTTTAGGACTACGAAAGTGTACGCCTTTACCAAAAGTAAATCGGCTCAGATAATCAATGAAAGCGCGGTAGTAATTGAATGAGACTTGCATCTCACCCTGTTCTCGGCGGTATCCCCAGTGATGTCCTAGGTACATAGCCCAGTTAAGTGAATATCTATTTAGACGAGGGCCGTGAACCTCGAATTCTTCATCAGCTAGCTCTACAAGCCCAAGGGGCGAGATGCTAATCGTGAGGTCAGAGGACGCTGCACGATAGCTGGCGGGAGAAAAGTCTGCAAAGGAGGACATTACTTCCTATCTTTCGACTTGGTGTGCTCGGAACGCTGCTCTAATCGTTCACGTTTTTTTTCTTCAAAATGCTTTTTTGCAGCTGCTTTTTGCTTTGTATCGTTAGACACTTCTACAAATTGACCACCGTGCTTGATGTACTCGGAGTGAACCCAGTGGCTAGCACCCGGAGAAGGATACGTCGCAAATTTTGCCCTAGCCTGCATGATTACCATGCTCCATAGACGTGGATTGGAAGGTTCTTGATGTGCCATACCTGCTCCTCAGTAAATATGGGGTTCTTCCCACAACCGCTAATCTAGCAGCCGAGGAAGAACCCCATCAGGTTAAACCTAGTCGTTTACGACAGTAGGGTTAAGACGCTGTGTGCGCCCACCCGTGCGAGCTACTGTCTCAAACGTCTGCTCTGCGTAGTTCGTAAACGAACCGTGAGCAAACTCTCCGAGGAATGTAGGGGCTTCAATCCATGCAGCCGAACCTACGTGTGCACGCTCAGCCATAGTTTCAGCTGCAGGCTTCTGCCAAACAGGGGCATTACGGTTGGGACGACCAGGAGCCGAAGCGAACCCGCTCATGACACCCTTTTGGAAGTCTGTGGGGACATCGGTATCTGTAGCGATACCTTCTTCAAAACGCAGGGGTCCACGACGTTCGTCGTTTCCTGCAGCTTTAAGCTCGTAAGTCTGAGGCGAACGCTCAGGGAATTGAGGTGCGGGGGCGATGCCCATGGAAACTCCTTAGTTAAAATGAAATGCGCGTTTCACTTACCAGTTTCTCGCTTTTTACAAATTAATTAATGGTCAACTCATTTTTATTAAAAGAAATTGTTGGAGCTAACTTGTACCTCAGGCATTACAAGGTCTACAGTCATCGAGCATGCGATAGCTAAAGAGTCCACAAAGTCATCGTGCGCATAAGCCTCATCGGGTGCAGCAACCGTGAAATTAGGTCCTTTGTACTGAACCTCAGCGTCAGTCATTTGCTGTACAAAGCGTTTCCAGATGCGCAGTCTTCTAGTCTTAGCATGTGCGGGAAAAGATAACATTTTTCGCTGAATCAAAGCTTGCAGATGTTTAAACCGCTTAGACTGCTCTGTTGGTGAAGACGTAAGAGAAATGACTTCAGCACGAGGAATAAGAATCTTCAAACGCTGAGCTACTGCATCTCCCACACCATTAGCGTCTACTCCCACAGCAAGCACGTCATAATTGCCCAGAAAGTTAACAATTTGGAAGTATTGTTCTTCCCAGTCGTCCCCTTGAAGCTCTAACCAGTTCAACACTCTATGGTCAAAATATCCAAACTCATCAGGTCGGTCCCAGTCCACCCAGACAACTGTCACGATTGTAGAGTCCATCTTACGAGCAGGGTCAATTCCTACTACTACAGGGGTTTTATGCCATGACTTCACTAGCTCCTGGCTCGTATCTCCAAGCTCATCCATTGCGGATTGAGTTACAAACATGCCTCGTTCAAGAAGCCATTTACAGTTATATGACATCTGAAACTCATCCGAATCATCGCCAATTCGCAACATTTCTTTTTTAATGAATTTTGCATAATTTTCGTTGACTTTTGCAACATCTCGCCAGTCCCATTGATAGTGATTTTTTCGAGCACCCCTAGCCGTAGCCCTACGCTTGTTAAGCTGAATAGAACGATAAAAATTGTTCTTAGAGGTGGTAGGAGTTCCAGTCTTAATCATGGTACCGGCGTAGTATGCCAACATCGGAGAAATAGACTTGGAGACTACAAAGTCATCTGCTTCCTGACACTCATCAATGACGATGACATGGAAGGATTTGGACTCAATCTTGGCCCTAGGGTTAGCTGTCATCATAGTAAGCGTGGAACCAGAGTTCTTCAACCGAATCATCTTAGTTACACCTCCGACTCGCGCGGCAGTATCATCAATCTCTGGGTCTTCCAAAACTGCAAGAGCAGTCTCTGATGTTAAACGAGTAACGGTACGACTAAAGAGTGTTTCTGCCTGAGACTCTGTAGGAGCAAACATCCCTACCCACAACCCTCCCTTAAACTTTCCAAGAAGGTCTGGATAGAGCTTTGCCAACAAAGGAAGGATAACCATGAGTGTACTGAGGGTATCCGATACAGTCTCAGTCTTACCTGACTGACGAGCAGCAAGAGCAGTAATCTCTTCACCATCATTGATGATAACAGACTCGATGATGCGTCTAGCTAGCGGCTTTTGATACACATGGAGGTCATGCCCCACCAACACCACCATAAACAACATTATTTTATCAATGATTCTATTTACAAAATCTTGAGATAGCTCGTCAAGTTCATCATCAACATCTTCTACATCAGGAAGCTCATGGTCCTCTGTATAGTACTCAGGGTTAATTTCTTCAAATTTGCCCTCGTTTTCTTCAGAAATCATTTTTAGCTCTAGCTTTTAGCTCTTGCGTAATCGCATAAAGAGCCTCAGCACCCATGTCTGCTTCGTAGAGATGGTCAGCACTATGGTCCCTTGACCAGGCAGTTACTTCTTTACCAACTACAAACAAGGCATTTTCTGTCCAAGTAATAAGCTCAGAAGTAGATATACTAGCTATTCTCTTCTGAAGCTTCGTCTGTGACTGGGACCCAGCCTTTTTCTTCTTGAAAATCGTCATCTGTTAAATCCCGTCTTTGAACGGCCCTATTGAGCGCGTCATCCTCCGAATGTTCTCCGGTCCAACGTCCAAACACTACCGCTTTCTGGAAGGGAAGTCTCAGGATAATAGGTTCAGCACTACGAAAAGGTTCTTCGATTTCCTGTGTCCAGCCTTTTACAGCCACTTTCCATCCCCATACAGCAGGGAAATTAAGAAATTGTATGAACCGAGTTGAGCCGATATTGTGTACCTTTGGCATTTATTTAGACCGTCTTTTTCTTTGTGCTGGATTTGTACCGCCTTTAGCAGGATTACTACCTGCAACTCCAGAGCGATACTTGGGAGTGGAGGAGGTTACCTCTTTAAAAGACTTGGGATTACGGTATATCTGCTGTGACCTAATTGTACGATAAAGCTGCTCTTGAACATCAGCAGGTAATGTAGTCATGTCGGCAACTCCTCGTTCTTTGCCGATAAAGATACCCTCCGTAGGATGCCGATTTAACCCAGCTTTACCTTTAGAAATAGCTGCATGAAACCCCTCCCATTCTCCGGAGGTCACACCGTAGTAGTTATACACGGTACCATCACGAAAAACCACGGTCATTACTTTACGGGATTCATCATATCCAGCGGCTACTGTACGCGGACGACGATAATTGCTCGAAGAAGTTGGCGTATCGGTAAGGCGAGCAGGAGCCTCAGGTGCAGTGATTACGTCAGAGTTTACTATTGGACCAGACATATCTGGGTTATAGTATTGCCCAGAGGTAGCATCAAACCCAAACTGAGCAGCTAGCTCAGTGGTGTCTGTATAAAGAGACCGAAGTGTATTGAATTTTGCATAACCACGGTTTGCTTCAAGACCGCGAGTACTTTGTACGTAAGGAATAATGGGTGCCCCCGAGCCACGCTCAGGGAACTGACCGCTCGGAGGCACACCATTAAGAGCCATTTACTATTAAGCCCAGGGCGTGATAGTGATTGCAGAACCAGGGACGATAGTCGCTGCAGCTGGGGCAACACTCTGTGTCTTGACGGTTCCAGTAGAACCTGTGAGCTGAGTTCCTGGCGTGATAGCACCAGAGTTAGCCACAGTCCAGCCACTACCAGCAATAACGAGAGTACTTCCGCTACCTCCAGTAACAACCCATGTACCTACAACTGCTGCGGGGATTCCCGTACCAGCAGCAATGGTGACCTTCGTACCAACAGGCCATGTGGTAGTTCCACCAGCAACTGTTACGGTAGCGGCAGTCGTAGTCGTGACATTGATGTTTGTAGGCTGTGTGGCAGTATTAGTAGCAGAGGTAGCTGTAACAACAGTGCTCACACCTGCAGCCGTAGCAAACCCAGCATCACGGAGTACAACAATAGCCGCTGCAGTAGTGAGGCCGAGAACAGTAGGCACGAGAATGTAGTCAGTAGCACCAGAAATATCAGCACCAGTAGTGTTGGGCAGATACTGAGGGTAACCGCTCCAACCCGAGTCAGCATTGATGTGATTGTCTAGCGTATAGTCAAGGAGGTTAGTGCGAACGTCATTGGGCTGCATGGGAAAGTTTCCCCAGACGAAGTCAACTGCGACGTTACCGGCGCTGTCGAGCAAGTGCCCGTTATTATTAGTTGCCATTAGTAGTTCTTTCTCTAGAGTGGAAGATTACTTACCCCACGCGCGTCGGGGAAGCTAGAACTTACTCGTCGTCACATTCATGAATTTCGAGTTCATCCTCATATAAAATCGTCCCACACTCTTTGCAGCGAAACATCCTAACGTCGTCTAAGGCTTCATGCAAAGAGTCGCCATAATGTGAGTCATAGTAAATTGACGACTGAGCCAGCACCTCAGGAGGGAAAGGTCCATGAGGACTATACGCTGTTTTAGGAACGACATGCCCTTGAACCGCAAACTTGCGGATAATAGGCATTATTATTCAGCTACTGCCTCAGAAACAGGAGTTTCTTCAACTATAGGGAGTACAGGTTCCTCAATAACTGTTTTTTTACGAGAAGATTTTTCAGGCACAGTATCAGCTCCAACAGCTAACCCAGCTTCATTTTCCTGTTGAATTTGCTTAAACTCTGGTGTAGTCGGAAGAGAACCAGAATTACGTCGAGAGTAGAGGAAAGAAGGAAGGTCCGAATCACAGTACAAGGTTTGCTGTGTAGGGGAGGTTTCGTAGATATAAAGTGCAGTGGAATCGCAGTTAGCGCATTTAGCCATTTGTGTTCTCCTTAAAGGTCAATACCGACAATGTCAGTTATTTAATAATTTGTATGGTTATAAAGGACGGGTATTAACATTAAAGTTGTTAATACGACCAGTAGCCGCAACTTTTTGTGCGGGAGTAAGCGTCGGGTGGTCTTTAATAGCTCGAATGTCCATACCATACTGCTGTTGAGCAGACGGAAGGTGCTGTACAGCATTTTGCGTAGGACTAAGCGGGGTATTCGTGTTATGAATACGACTAATCGCTGCAACCTTTTGCTCAGGAGTCAATGTTGGATGATTGTTAATTGCACGAATATCAGCACCATACTGTTGCTGAGGACTCAAAGATGGTCGAGAAGTTTCTGTAGAAGCAAAAGACGCATTATTACTTGTGTCAGACAAGTCTGGCATAGAAGCTGCAGACCTTTTATTAGCTTTTTTAAGGTTTTTTATTACCTTCTTTTCACCACCAGCTTTGAAAGAGTCCTTAGCCAATGATTTAAACCCCCAAGCAGACGTAGCTGCTTTACCTAAGTCTTTAACCAAATGACTGGGATTCCAATCTTTAGTCTTGTATCCAGGGGCAGTACCAAGGGGCTTACGTTCGTGAAAAGTCATTTTATCTCCTTAGTTTGCGCGAGTACTAAATTGGTGGCTAAGCATGATTGGCCGATAATTACCACCGGATACAGACGCGCCATCAGCGGAGCGCCCTGGAGAAGACCACGTAGCAACACTAGGTTCTTCAATTGACTTGGGATAAAGAACACGTGCAGGTGCTGAAATATCGCCACGTTGTGGCATAGGCATTAAAGGCTTACGTGCAATCATGATTTAAGCATGTCAGATTACGCGAAAAGTTAACCCCTAAACGCCAGTAGCTGAGGTAGCAGCAGCGCCACCTACGCCAGAAGCTCCTGAGTTTTCTCCATCAGAAGTTGCCCCAGCTTCTTGAGCAGCAGTCCCAACAGCGGAACCCTGTATATCAGCTACTTGATTAGGACCATTAGGCACGGGATTCATGGCACCATACATGGTGTTTCCTCCACCCAAATATGTGGGGTAACCATTCCAAGAATATCCAGCACCCGAATATCCTGACTCTACATGCTGGTGTCCACGAGCACGTAGCTCGGCTTCCATGTAAGAGTTTAGTTGAGAGTTCTTAGGGTCGGGAATCATTAAGAGGTTCCACCGTAAGCCACTGCACCAGCAGTATGCCCTGTATCTGCATTTTGAGATGTATTGGTCTTGATAGCTGAAGGGCCATCCATCTTAGTGGTAGCCTGCATAGCTCCATGGATATCGGTGCTGCTACCCGAGCCATCAAATTGGTTAGACCTAGCAGCGTTACCACTACCGCCAAAATCTGCATTATTAGCACCCATGGAACAATTATGACATGTACAACATACTCTGTCGGGGCAAAGGGAAAGCCCCCCATTACTGGGGGGCTTCTCCATTGACTAGTACTAGCTCGTTTCGGTTGTAATCTTCACTTACTGGCAAATTAAAATTGCCGATTGGAATGAACATTATTCTCCTAACTAGGGTAAGAACAGTACTGCGAATGCAGCAACTCCTATCCCTACGGTTATTAGTCCCACAATTATAGCAGTAAGAAACAAGATTGTAACAAATGAGGGGTCATTTGCTGCGTCGCTGAATTTTCGAAACAATTCAATTAAAGAAGGTTTTTCATCAATTACTGGGGATTTTTCTTCAGTAATAGCAAGTTTCTTAGTTTTTCCAAAATTAATAAAGTTTGTATTCATAGTCCAACATTATTCATAAAATTGTTTCTGGCTTTGATTAAGAACCGCTCAATCTCTTGAAACTGCTCAGCAGCTTTTGTTTCAATATCGGCTACATCTTGAGTGGGAAGGTCTGCCTTATGTTTATCAAATTCTGCAATGGCATCCGATAGAAGGCTGTGTGCACGAGCGGCAGTAATTTGCTCTCGTTCCCAAACCATTAGGGCATGTGCTTTGTGCTTATTAATACGCTTAGTTTGATTTTTTCCTGGCATGTCAAAAATGCTACCACAAGAAACACAAAACCCCCAGCCAGTCGAGTAAGCCCGACCCAAAAGCTGGGGGTAATGCGCAGATACGTGTATCTTCCTCTATTCTTATACGTGGATGGAGAGGCTTGGAGCTAAAAAGACCCGAGGGCCAACCTATGCCATAGCTGCACCGGTTACTTCAATAGTATCAGCATGCCTGACTTTCCAAGCTTTATCTTAGTATTTTTAGTTAATGATGGCTTTTCCAAGCATTACACAATGCTAGTTTTATCTACCATTGTGTATTTGTTTGTGTACACATAATCTTACGTGTAAGTGATACTATGCAAGAAAAACCCCCCAACATGAAAATGCTGAGGGGTAATCTTATTACAAACGGGGAGACCTGCCCCCGCTTTACGCAGAGATGCTGAGACTTGAACTCAATTCCTCGGTTTTGGAGACCGACATAATACCCATATACGACATCCCATTGAAAGCCCCGCCCGTGACTTAGCTTTACCCAAAACAGAGGGGCGGGGGGCCTACTACCAGCCACATCTTGCGATGGTTGCAACTTAACTGGGTTCGCAGTTACATAATAGCACAAAACCCCCCTACGAGGCCAATTCTCATATGTAGGGGGGTTTTGGCATACAGCCCTTTACAGGTCCTGGCAATACAAAGATTGGATGACTTGTATTACTGCTGCAACTGGCCGTGTGATTATGCTACATGCAAATTTTGCATAATGCAACTATTAAGCGGCAGTTGCGTTGCTTTCATAGCTAGTGTTAGTTGCCTCGAAGAAGTTGACCAACTGCAGAGTGTCGTTGGCGGTTGCCATCCACTTTGCGGGGTTAGGGACGTTGTAGTGAGTTGGAAACCCCAGCTCTTCTAGACGACGGTCAGCCAAGTACTGCGTGTACTGGGACACGTACTTGGAATTAAGACCCAGGATGCCGTTGGGGAATTGCTCCTGGTTATAGGCAATTTCCATGTCAACGGCATCAAAAATCATCTGTTGAATCTCTGCAGCAAACTCTTCAGTCACGATATCGGGGTTTTCTTCCAAAACAGTGACGATGAGGTTGATACCAAACTTCAGGTGGAGCGACTCGTCACGAACGACCCAGTCAACAAGGCTGGCAAAGTTACGTAGCAGATTGCGCTGACGGAAGCTTAATGCAACCATGAAGCCCGAATAGAACCAGATACCTTCCATAATGACCGAGTAAGCCACCAAGTTACGCACAAAGTCCTGCTTACCCTCAGTGGTGTTGATGTCGAGGGTCTGCTCGGTCATGCGCTTGATGAACTTGACCTCAAAGTCTTCTTTAGCCTTGATGGTCTCATTCTCAACGTGCTGAGCGTAAATCTTTTCACGGTCGATGGGGAAAGTCTCAAGCACGTACTCAAAGCTCATGCAGTGATTGGCCTCTTCCCACATTTGTTTGGCAAGATATAGGTGTGTTTCTGGGGCACTGAGATAGGGATAAACGCCAAAAGCCAGCGCCTTGTTTACAATCAATTCCGATGGGTTGAAGAAAGACAGCAAGAATGTGATAGCGTGCTGCTCATCCTCAGACATGGTCTTAAAGTCCCCGATGTCTTCACCAAGCTGAATTTCGTTGGGGAACCAAGTGTTAGCAACTGCCTGATTGTATAGGTCCATTGCCCACTGGTACTTGACTGGCTTAAGTAGCAAGCCTTCTTGAATGCCTGTTCCGAGGATTCCCATGAGTCTCTTTTCGTTGTTTTAGGGGTGAGAAAACCCCCCGCCTCTCCATACAAAGATGACGGGGGGTCGTTGTGTTTATTCTAGCAGAAGCTAGCTTGCGACTGGCTTCTTAACTGCACGAGTCTTGGGAGCAGCTGCGGTTTCAAGCAAAGCTACCTGCTCTGCAAGTGTAGACAGCGCATCGTCATAAAACACTTCTGACGCCTCAAGAACAGCCACACGACGCGAAAGTCGGTAATCCGTCCATACGAGAAGCGCAATCACGATTACGTTCAAAAGGGGTGCAATCCAGTCCATTTATTTCTCCTTATTAGTGATTGGTAATACGGGCCTTGCAAGAAAGAAGCCATGTTCGAAGCCTCTACCCGTATCGTTCCCCAACTGGGATTCGAACCCAGACTGTGACGATTTTAAGTCGTCTGCCTCTGCCATTGGGCTACAGGGGATTAATGCAGTTTTTATCCTAGCAGAAATTACTGTGTCCCTTTGGCAGGATTTGAACCTGCGGCCAAACGGGTAGAAGCCGTTTGCTCTATCCGCTGAGCTACAAAGGGTGACCCGCTGACCCACCTGGACTCGAACCAGGAACCTACGAGTTAACAGCTCGTCGCTCCGCCAATTGAGCTATGGGTCAT